CAGTATGAGAAGATCAACCCGACGCAGAGAATCGACCTTTTTGACGCGTCGGTTTTTGCCGCGATCAGAATGATGGAGGCGGCCACCAAGGCGACAAAGGCAAAGGCATGGTTTGGGAATGAGTAAGAAGAAACGAAAAAGAGGAATCACCCAGAAGCGTGAGCTGAGCGCGAGCCAGATCGCCTTTCTGAGCGACTGGGAGGAGTGCGCAAAGGCCGGTTATGTGCCGCTGAAAGATAACCCGGAGATCATGACGGCCTGCCGGCGGATCGCGGAGCTGATCGGCTCACTGACCATCCATCTGATGGCCAACACGGACCGTGGGGACGTCCGGATCGTCAACGAGCTTTCGCGCAAGATCGACATCGACCCGATGCCCAACATGACACGGAGCACTTGGATGCAGGCCATCGTCATGAATCTCCTCCTGTACGGGCGGGGGAACAGCATCGTCGTTCCGCACACATACGGAGGAGTGCTGCAGAGCCTGGAGCCAATCTCGGCGGACCGGGTGACCTTCCTGCCGGTCGGCCGGAGAGACTACCAAGTGCAGATTGACGGAAGGCCCAGGGATCCGGAAGGACTCCTGCATTTCGTCTTTAACCCAGACGAAACATATCTGTGGATGGGGAAGGGCGTGACCGTCAACCTCAAGGCGCTCGCGAGGAATCTGGCTCAGGCACAGGACACGGAGAACGCCTTCATGGCGTCGAATTGGAAGCCCTCGATCATCGTCAAGGTCGACGCGCTGACGGACGAGTTCTCCAGCCCGGCAGGAAGGCAGAAGCTCCTGGAGAGCTATGTGCAGCCGGCACAGACGGGGCAGCCTTGGCTGATCCCGGCCGACCAGTTCCAGGTTGAGCAGATCCGGCCGCTATCATTGGCGGATCTCGCGATCAGCGAGACGGTCGAGCTGGACAAGAGGACCGTGGCATCAATCCTCGGAGTCCCGCCTTTCCTGCTCGGGGTTGGAGACTTCGACCGGAGCGCATGGAACAGCTTCATCCAGAGCACGATCCGGCCGATGGCGCTGGCCATACAGCAGGAAATGACGAAGAAGCTGATCCTGTCGCCTAAATGGTATCTGCGGTTTAACGTCCTATCCTTGATGGATTGGGACCTTATGACGCTTTATTCCGTTTTTGCAGGACTCGCGGACAAAGGCATCGTCACCCCGAACGAAGTGCGCGACCGCATCGGCATGGCACCGCTGGAGGGGCTGGACGAGCTGCGGATCCTTGAGAACTTCATCCCGGCCGACAGGATCGGGGACCAGAAGAAGCTGGAAGGAGAATGACATGAGACAGGTTAGAGCGATCCCCGAGTCCTTCGAGACGCGGGAGGAAAACGGCGCCCCCGTTATTGAGGGGTACTTTGCGGTGTTTAACAGCAATTACGAGATCGCACCCGGGATGAGCGAGAGCATCGCACCGGGGGCGTTCTCGTCTTCGATGAGCAACGACGTGAGAGCCCTGATCAACCACGACACGACCCTCGTCCTCGGCCGCACAAAGGCGAACACCCTGCGGCTGGAGGAGACGGAGCGCGGACTCTGGGGACACATCGACATCAATCCGAAAGATGCCGATGCGATGAACCTGTACGAGCGCGTCCAGAGAGGAGACGTCGATGGTTGCAGTTTTGGGTTTGACATCAAAGCACAGGAAACCGATTTCCGAGCAGACGGGTCAATCCACTGGACGATCACGGACGTCGAGCTTTACGAAGTAAGTTGCTGCACGTTCCCCGCATACGAGGCGACGAACATCGAGGCCCGGTCTGCAGAACGGGAGGAGATCGAGAAGCGCCAGCGGGAAGCCTGGAGAGCCCGGATGCTCGCCCGGCTGAAAGGAGAGAAGGATGCTTAAAGTGCTGATGCTCCGGAAAAAGCTGGACATCGCCAACCGCCAGATGGAGGAGCTGCGGAAGAAGGCCGACGCCTTCAAGACCCGCGAGGCCGAGCTGGAGGGAGCGATCGCCGAGGCCGAAACGGAGGAAGAGCAGGGCGTGGTCGAGGAGAACATCGATGCTCTCGAGGCCGAGAGGACCGCGCACGAAGAGGAAGTCAACAGCCTGACCGAGCAGATCCGTCAGATCGAGGAGGAGATCGCCTCCCTCGAGCAGGCACAGAACACGGACCCGGAGCCGGAGGCCCGGGACGATGAAAAAGTGGAGGATACCACCATGAAAGAGAAATTCTTTGGTCTTTCCATGCAGGAAAGAGACGCGATGTTCGCCCGCGAAGACGTCAAGGCTTACCTGAGCGGCGTCCGCACGATCATCAGCGAGAAGAGAGCGGTCACGAATAAGGAGCTGCTGATCCCCGAGGTCTTCCTGGGGCTGCTGCGCGAGAATGTGGCCGAGTATTCCAAGCTGTACAAACACACCAATGTCCAGCGCATCGGCGGAACGGGCCGCCAGATCATCATGGGCACCGTTCCGGAAGCCGTCTGGACCGAGTGCTGCGGCACCCTGAACGAGCTGAGCATCGGCTTCAACGATCTGGAGATGAACTGCTGGAAGGTCGGCGGATATTTCGCGCTGTGCAACGCCCTTCTGGAAGATAACGACGTCAATCTGGCGAGCCTGATCCTGGACGTCCTCGGGCAGGCCATCGGCCTCGCGCTGGACAAGGCCATCCTGTACGGCACCGGCACCCGGATGCCGCAGGGCGTCGTCACCCGCCTGGTGCAGACCGCTGCCCCGGAAGACTACCCGACGACCGCCCGCGCTTGGGCTGATCTGCACACCACGAATGTGCTGACCATCACCGCCGCGAACAGCACCGGCATCAAGCTCTTCCAGGGCATCGCCACCGACGCCGGCGCCGCGAAGGGCCGTTACTCCAGAGGCGAGAAGACCTGGGTCATGAACGAAGCGACCTACACGAAGCTGGTGGCCGAGGCCATGGCCGTGAACGCTGCCGGTGCCATCGTCGCCGGAGTCGACGGCCGGATGCCGGTCATCGGCGGCACGATCGAGGTTCTGGACTTTGTGCAGGACAACGTTATCATCGGCGGATACTTCGACCTGTACACCCTGGCCGAAAGAGCCGGATCCAAGTTCGCCCAGAGCGAGCACGTGAAGTTCATCGAGGACCAGACCGTCTTCAAAGGGACCGCCCGTTACGACGGAAAGCCGGCCATCGCGGAAGGCTTCGTGGCGATCGGCATCAACGGCGCCACCCCGGCCGCCACGATGACGTTTGCTGCTGATACCGCCAACTAAGGAGGAGCCGCATGACATTGCTGGAGCTCACGAAGGCGCGGCTGGAGATCCGGAACGACATCCGCGATGAATTCCTGACCGCACTGAACGAGGTGGCGGAGAAGGAGATCTCCCGCGAGGGAATCACCCTGGACATTTCGGACATTGACGATCTGGATCTGGTCGCGGATTATACCGCGTATCTCTACCGGAAGCGCAACAGTGATGACCCGGCGATGCCCAGATCCCTCCGCTACCGCCTGAACAACCGCCTTTTTGCGGAGAAGGGGGCGGCAGATGTATGACGCGGGGGAAATCACCCTGTGCAATCTCGTGAACACTGCGGAAGCCGGGGACAAGCCGAATTACCAGCTGTCCCCGGTAATCACGCAGTATTACGAAGAGCGTTATCTGAGCTATACCCGCCAATACGCAGCAAAAGGAGTGAACGAACAGATCGACCTGCAGATCCGCATCTGGGATGAGGGGACGCGGCCGGTGATCGGGATGTATGCCGTCATTGCCGGCGATCAGTACCGGATCACGAACACGACCCCGACATTGGACGACGACAACCTGCGGGTCTATGACCTTTCGCTTTCGAGATTGGAGGAAGGCAATTATGACGTTTCAGGACAGGCTTAAAAAAGTGCGCGACGCGCTGACGGCCCTGAGCGTCACCGTCTACCATTACGAGCGGCCGAAGATGGCCGCTCCGTATGTGGTATGGCAGGAGGACTCCGGGCGGACATTCGACGCGGACAACCGGGTCGGAGAGATGATCGCAGCAGGGACGCTCGACATCTACTCAAAGACCGAATATGACCCGCTCTTCGACCAGACGATGGACGCCCTCACGGAGGCCGGGATCGTTTGGAGCCTGGAGTCGATCCAGTACGAAGACGAAACCGGACTCATCCATTACGAGCTGGGGTGGCAGGTATGAAGCTCACGGTCGGATCCGGAATCGACCATTACATCAAGGCGCTGGACCGCCTGACTGTGATGGCGGAGCCGGAGATCAAGCAGGCCGTTTATGTCGGCGGCGGGATCGTCGCAGACGCGGTGCGGGCCAGCATCAAAGACCTTCCAGCGAGGAAGGGGTCATTTAAGGCGCCGCCCGTATCAGGAGTGACGAACAGCCAGAGGCAGGGCCTCCTCGACGGGCTCGGCATCAGCCGGATGAAGAACGACGGCGGATTCATCAATGTCCACATCGGCTTTGATGGATACAACTCGACCGTGAGCGACAACTGGCCGAAGGGAGTCCCGAACGCCCTCGTGGCGAGATCCGTCGAGAGCGGAACGAGCTGGCTGAAAAAACACCCGTTCGTGGCGCCGGCAGTACGGTCCGTGAAAACAGCAGCAGAAATGGCGATGGCCGCGAAGTTTGACGAGGTCATCAAACAAGACTTTGGAGGATAAGAACAATGGCAAATGGTAAGGTATGCACCGGCTTCTCGAAGCCGTATGTGGCGCTTTACTCGGCCTCCGGGACCACGATCAATTACACCAGCGGCATCGCCCTGGCGCGTGGCGTGGACGTTTCCATCGAGCCGGAGACTTCCGACGACAACAACTTTTACGCGGACAATGTGATCGCAGAATCGGCAGCCGGCACCTTCACCGGCGGAACCGTCAACCTGACGGTGGACGGCCTGAAGATGGAGGCGGAACGCCTCATCATGGGCCTGCCGGCGGCGGCGGAGGACGGATGGACCGACTACAACGACGAGCAGTCCGTGCCCAACTGCGGGCTGGGCTTCATCGCCAGATACCAGGAGGGCGGAGTCGTCACCTATGTGCCGGTTGTGCTGACAAAAGTGCAGTTTCAGCAGGTACCGCTTTCTGCCGCAACGCAGGAGGACGAGATCGACTGGCAGACGGAAGCGCTGACGGCCACCATCATGCGCGGCGACGACACGAACCACACGTGGAAGAGCATCGGCGCCGATGAGACCACTGAGGCGGCTGCGGAAGCCAAGCTGAAGACGAAGCTCGGAATCGAGTAAAAACCAAGGGGGCAGTGAATGAAGATCAGCGGGAAGGAATATGGGCTCTATCTCACGATCAGGGCCTGGACGGAGATCTGCGAGTTATGCCCGGACGGCGACTTCGGGAAGGTCGGGACCCTGCTGCAGGGGAAGGGCCAGATGATGAACGTCGTCCGGATCCTCGCGGCCCTTTCGAGAGGATACGCGGACCACGAAGAGACGGTGGAGGGGCACGAGCGGCCGGAGGTATTGACGGAAGCTTACCTCTCCTCGCTCTCGCCGTTTGTCCTGGCGGACGCCGGAGTGGTGGACGAGATCACGGCGGCCATGCAGGGAGGGACGGCTCAGGAGATCGAGACGGAGCCGGTCAAAGGAAAAAACGCGGAGGGCGCGGCAACGGCATAACGCTGAGCCGCGCCTGGTTTTTGTATTACGGGCGAAAGAACGGGATGACCACGAGGGAGATCCTCGCCACCCGTTACGGCGAGATGCTGGACGTGATCTCCTGCATCATGGTAGACACGGGGAACGCCCGGCAGAAGAAGAAAAAGCGACACTGGACGTTTGACGAAGCGATAGCACTGGAGTGACGAATGGCGATCAACATCGGGCCGCGAATCGGCATAGACGGCGAAAAAGAATACAAGAATTCGCTCCGCGAGATAATCGCCGAGACCAGAACGCTCAAGAGCGAGATGGGGCTGCTGGAGGCGTCGTTTAAGGACGGCGCTTCCGAGATGGACAAGGCCAAGCAGCGCACCGAACTGCTGAAGAAGCAGCAGGAAGCGCTCACGAAAGAGGTCGAGAAGCTAAAGGGAGCGGTCGACGCGTCCTCGGAAAAATTCGGCGAGAATTCCACCGAAGCACAGACCTGGAAGAAGAAGCTGGCAGACGCGGAGACGGAGCTCGCGAACATCAACAAGCAGCTCAAGGACAACTCCGGATGGGCGGCTTTCGGCCGGGAGTGCGATGCGGCAGCGAAGAAGCTCGAGGGGATCGGAACGGCATTTACGAACACGGGCCGCGCCCTCACGAGAGGACTCACGATGCCGATCATCGGCATCGGAACGGCGACGGTCAAGACCGCAGCGGACTTTGAATCCGAGATGAGCAAGGTCGAGGCGATCTCCGGAGCGTCAGCTGATGAGATGGACCAGCTGGAGACCAAAGCCCGCGAGATGGGCGAGGCGACGAAATTCTCGGCGTCCGAAGCAGGGCAGGCGATGGAGTACATGGCCATGGCCGGCTGGAAGGCCGATGACATGCTCTCCGGCATAGAGGGAATCATGAATCTGGCGGCGGCATCCGGGGAGGACCTCGGAACGACGTCGGACATCGTGACGGACGCCCTGACGGCGTTCGGGATGAGCGCGGCCGAATCAACCCACATGGCCGATGTGCTGGCGGCGGCATCCGCAAACGCCAACACGAACGTCTCCATGATGGGCGAGTCTTTCAAGTACGTCGCACCGGTCGCCGGTTCCCTCGGCTACACGGTCGACGACATCGCCATCGCACTCGGCCTGATGGCTAATTCCGGCATCAAGGCATCGCAGGCCGGCACGAGCCTCCGGACGATCCTCACGAACATGGTCAGCCCTTCGAAATCGGCAGAGGGAGCGCTGGCGGCCCTTGGCGTTTCACTCGAGGACGGGCACGGGAATATGTACACGTTCCGCGAGGTAATGGAGCAGCTGCGCACCGGAATGGGCGAGCTGAAGATGCCCGTCGAGGAATTCCAGCAGCACGTGGCCAACCTCGATGCGCTCCTGGAAGACGGGACCATCACGGAGGAGCAGTACAACGAACAGCTGACGGATCTCACCACGAAGGCTTACGGTGCGGAAGGCGCCATGAAAGCGCAGGCCGCTGCCGCCCTCGGCGGCCAGAGGGGCATGAGCGCCCTGCTGGCCATCGTCAACTCTTCCCCGGAGGATTTCGACAAACTGGCTGCGGCCGTGGACGGATCCGGCGGAGCGGCAGCAGGGATGGCGGCCATCATGCAGGACAACCTCAACGGCCAGCTGACCATTCTCCTCTCCAAGCTGCAGGAGTTAGCGATCAGCTTCGGCGAGGTATTGCTGCCGAAGATAACCGAGATTGTCGACAAGATCCAGGGCCTCGTGGATAAGTTCAACGGGCTCGATGAGGAGCAGCAGAAGCAGATAATCAACATCGCGCTGATCCTCGCGGCCCTCGGGCCGGTATTGAGCGTTGTCGGGACCATCATCAAGGTAATCGGAGTTGTGACCGGGATCGTCGGGAAGATATCCGCAGCCATTGCAGGCGCGGGAGGACTGACGGCAGCCATCTCCGGAGGGCTGGCTGCGGCGGCCCCTGTCGTGGGCGTGATCGCAGCCATCGCGGCAGCCATTGCGGCGGTGATCCTGGTAATCAAGAACTGGGACAAGATCAGCAAGGCCATCACGGAGACTTGGGAGAAGGTAAAGGAAGGCGTCGGCAAGGCGGCGGAGGCCGTGAAGGAAGGCGTTGTTAACGCCTGGAACGGCATGAAGGAAAAGGTCAGCCAGGTCGGCGAGAACATCAAAACAGGAGTATCAAACGCCTGGGAGACGCTAAAGACCAAGACCTCGACCGCGTGGGAGAGCATCAAGAGCACGGCGACGGAAAAATGGGACCAAGCGAAGACGACACTCCTGAATGGAGCGAACGCCGTTCTGGGATTTTTCGGGACGGACTTCGAGACGCTCAAGAGCAAGATCACGAAGCCGCTGGAGGACGCCAAGACGGCCATCTCGACGGTCTGGGAGACCATAAAAGGATTCTTCCGGAGCGGCATCGAGACGATCAAGGGGCTGTTTAACTTCCACATCGACTGGCCGCACATCAAGATGCCGCATTTCAAGATCAGCGGATCCTTCAGCCTCAGCCCGCCCAGCGTCCCGAAATTAACGATTGACTGGTACAGGAAGGCCATGGAAGGCGGCATGATCCTGAACAGTCCAACGATTTTTGGAGCGCAGAACGGGCACCTGCTCGGAGGAGGAGAAGCCGGGCCGGAGGTCGTCGTGGGGCTTGGGAGCCTTGAATCGATCATCCGGTCGGCAGTCGGGCAGGCCACTTATAACAACACTTACGGCGGGACCACGATCAACGTTTATGGCGCACCAGGGCAGGACGTGGAGGAGCTGGCGGACCTGATCGAGGAGAGGATCGCGGTCAACGTATACAGGAGGGGGGCGGCATTCGGATGAGCGATCTGGTTTATGGCGGCATTTCTGCCGCTTCTCTCGGGATCCACATATCCGGGGAAGGAACATATTCCTCCCCGGAGAGAGACCGCGAAATGATCTCGGTGGACGGGCGGAACGGCGATCTGATCATCGACAACGGGCGTTACGAGAACATCCGCGTGGTCTATCCCGCTTTTATGAGGGACGGCTTCCGACTGCGGGAAAGCGAGATCCGAAACCGGTTCATGAACGGCTCCAGAGGATACAGGCGGCTTAGCGACACATACCACCCGAACGAGTTCCGTCTGGCGATCTTTGACGGAGCCTTTCAGCCGGAGACCGGACCGTGGAACGCGAGTGCCCACTTTGACCTTGTATTCAACTGCAAACCGCAGCGGTTCCTGGTGGCCGGGGAGGAGACGCGGACATTTCGCACGGCGGGAACGCTGAACAACCCGAGCCAGGAGACAGCGCTGCCGCTGATCAGGGTTTACGGCTTTGGGACGCTGACGGTCGGAGACACGGTCGTGACGATCACCCAGCATGGCCAGCAGTATATGGACATCGACTGCGAGCTCGGGGATGCCTACTGCGGATCCATTAATCTCAACGCCTATGTCACTAAATCCTTCCCGACGCTCGGAGCAGGAGAGACGGGGCTGGCCTTCTCGGGCAATATCACCCGGGTGGATATCACCCCGCACTGGTGGAGAGTATGATCCCGACATTATACGAGACAACAGAAACGGCGTTCACCACGAACGGACTCGGGAAGCTGCCGGACTTTTTGACCGGGAAGGTAAAAGAGGTCAGGAATGGCCAGTTTATCCTGACCGGCGAATATGCCGCCTCCGGAAAGAACGCGGAGGAGCTGACAGAGCAGAGGATCATCACGGCCGTGCCGGCAGACGGGAAGGCGGAGCAGCCGTTCCGGATCTCTTCGGTCACGAAGAAGACCGGCGGGAGGATAGAGATCACGGCGAACCACATCTCTTATGACCTCAACGGCATCGTGGTCATGCCGTTCACGGCAACCAGCGTGACGGACGCCATGGCCAAGATCGCCGCGAACGCCGTCGGCAGCTGCCCGTTCACTTTCTGGACGAACAAAGACGTCACCGGATCCTTCACGCTGAAAAGTCCGAAGACGATCCGGGAGGTTTTAGGAGGGAGTCAGGGATCGCTCCTGGACGTATACGGGACCGGTGAATATGAATTCGACGGAATGACGGTCCGGCTCTACCTTCACCGCGGGACGAACAACGGCGTGGTGATCAGGGCCGGAAAGAACCTCACGAGCGCCTCCTCCGAGATCTCGACAGATGGCGTTACACGGCCATCGTTCCTTACTGGGCGAACGAGAACACCACCGTGACCTTGCCCGAGAGGATCGTCGAGTCAGCACACACAGGAGCCGTGCAGCAGACAAAGGTCGTCGACTTCTCGTCGGAATGGGAGACGGCACCGACGGTGGCGCAGCTCCGGGCACGGGCGCAGGCATACCTGGCGGCAAACAGCGGCTGGGAGTTGAAAGAAAATATAAAGGTTTCCTTCGTCCCGCTTTGGCAGACAGAGGAATACAAGGATTATGCGGCCAGCATCGAGCGGGTCAACCTATGCGACACGGTGACGGTACTGCACGAGGCGCTGGGCATCACGGCTGAAGC